AGAAGTCCAGGGAGGTCAACACACAAAGTATGTACCCTTCTTTCACGGCAATTACAAGAATAATTATTTAATGCAGTTAAAGCGCGATCATCAAAAGCACGATTTCTGCGAATTAAACGATATAAGGCTTGTAGAAATATACGAAAAAGATAAATTGTCAAAAGATTTCTTTAAAAAGTTAGATATTTATTTGTGAATAGTGTAATATATATTGAATGAGTCAAATAGATCCAGATAACCTCCCAACCTTTCAAATACCTCAAGATTTACTTGATAAACTATATGAGTTCACTGGAAGTAGTAGTGAAGGCTCAAAGGGTTTTTTAATGGCATATACAGACCAAAATGGTGCACCAATGATTTTTTGCAGGGCTGGTAGTCAAATTGTAGAAATGGGAATTCGCAAGGCTTTAGAAAAGTATTTAATTGAAATTGAAAATGTAGATGCTCCATTTGATATTAATGGAGACCAAGAATAGTTCTTGACTTTTATAATTTTATAGTCTATATTAAAGGCTAATTATGGCAATGTATTCTTTTAATGAGGAGCAGCAGTTCCTTGCAACTCTAATTAATCACCCAGATTCGTTTGTCGAGATATCTTCTTATATCTGTGAAGATGATTTTTACAGCGAATCATCTCAAGTTAATAAAACAATTTTTTCAATTCTTAAAAGGTCTATTGAGGGTGGTGATCAAATTGATTATGTAATGCTTACAGAAAGAGCTTTATCACTTAACTTATCTTTTGAGGATGATATAAATATTGGTGATTACATTCAAGCTCTTTCACTAAAAAAGACAAACCCAAATACAATTATAGGTTTAGCTAAAGACTTAAAAAAGTATTCAGCTAGGCGAAAAATTGCAGGTTGTGCCACAAAAATTATTAAGAGAATGCAGAATGCTTCTTCTGAAGATGCATTTAGTAAGCTGATTGAAGACTCTGATCGAATTTACAATGATACCATATCTATTTACGACAATGGCTCGAATGTTCCTGAAGATTTGTTTTTTGATATGGAAGATTATGTGGAGGAAAGAGGTAATAATCCAATTGAAGAATTTGGTTTGCTTGGTCCACACAAAAGGCTTCATGAACTATATGGATCTCTCTTGAGGCCAGGTAACATAACTACAATTACAGCTAGGTCTGGAGTTGGTAAAACTCAATTCTGTTTAGATTTCTGCTTAAAGACCTCCGAACTTAATAACTTTACCCCTATTTTACATTTTGATAATGGTGAAATGAGTAAGGAAGAATTAAGAATGCGTCTTTGTGCATCCATGTCTGGAGTTCCTTTACATCTATTAGAGACAGGTAAATGGCGTAGGGCTGGATCTAAGATAGTTGATAAAGTAAGATCTGTTTGGCCAAAGATAAAACAATACAATCTTCACTACTTTAATGTTTCTGGCATGAATGTAGATCAAATGGTTAATTTAGTTAAGCGCTTTTATTACAGCAAGGTCGGAAGGGGAAATGAAATGATTTTTAATTTCGATTACATTAAAACTACCTCAGAAAATTTAAGAAATAAAAGTGAATGGAAAGGGGTTGGTGAGATGGTTGAGAAGTTTAAAAAGCTCGTTCAGAGAGATATTTTATTTGAAGGTGAGCCCATGATCGCTATGATGACTAGTGTTCAAAGCAATCGCTCTGGTATTACCAATAATAGAAGGCCAGAAAATATCGTTGAAGATGAGAGTGTGGTATCTCTATCAGATAGAATTACTCAGTTTAGCTCTCATCTATTTAGCTTGCGTCAAAAATCTCAAGAAGAAATGGCGGAAAGTCCAGACTTCGGCACTCATAAATTATCTTGCTTTAAACATAGACACTTAGGTTCTGATTACATGAGAGCTTTACAACCTGTTAGGCTAGCCGACGATATTACTATGGTCAGAAATTCTATTTATTTAAACTTTAATAATTTCAACATTACTGAAGTTGGTGATACAGTTGATTTAGTTCGCACACAAATGGCTGAAGCGGAAGTTAATTTAAACAATAACCCTGATGAATTGCCAGACATATGATTAGCTCAGATAAAATAAGAGATATACTTGAGCAATTAGGTTATAAGCTCAGTGATAAAGGGGCTTACTGGCAATCTTCTGCTCTGTATAGGGGTGGAGATAATCCGACTGCCTTGCAAATATATAAAGATACTGGAGCATGGAAGGATTACGTTCAAAACACTCCCTTCATGCCATTTAAGCAATTATTAGTTTTAACACTTAATACCAATGATCCAACTGAACTTAAGAAGTATTTAAATAAAGAAGAAACTTTTTTTCTCACTGAAAGAGCTAGAGATAGTATTGAGAAGCTTCAAGTTGAAGAAGTTTATCCTGACAGTATTTTAGATAAGTTATTACCTCATTATAAATTTTACAATGGTCGAGGAATTTCCGATGAAACTCTAATAAAATTAAAAGGCGGTCTAGCTACTAGATCGCAAATGTATCAGCGTTTCGTTTTTCCTATTTATAACCAGTATAAACAAATACATGGTTTTTCAGGTAGGGATATGTCCAATAAAGAAGGTCGTCCAAAATGGAAGCATATGGGCAAGAAAAAAACTTGGGTATATCCTGCGTATGTTCCCACCAAAGATGGAATATTTTTTGATAATGTCGATAAAGACTATGTGCTTATTGTAGAAAGCATTGGAGATGCTCTTAGCTGTATAGAGAATGGCATTAGCAATGTTTTAGTTTCTTTTGGTCTCGATATATCATCTAAACTTTTATGCTCATTAATTCACTTTGATTTCAAACAAGTTATTCTTTCTTTTAATAATGACTCTAATAAAGAAGATAATAGGGGAATGAATGCTTGTGTTAAAAATTATTTAAAATTATTAAATTATTACGATCCTAAAAAAATAAAGATTTGTCTACCTGTCCAAAATGACTTCGGAGACATGAATGAAAATGATTTTATTAGATGGAAGGAAAAATTAAAACTTATCAATCAGATAGACCAAATACCTAAAATTATTTCTTTCGCTAAAAAGTTAGACTCTAAAAAAGGTATCCCTAAAACCTTAAAGAAAAACTTAAAACTATTATATGAAGAAGCATGAGTCAGCACTGTCCGCGAGTAGGATTAAAACTCTACAAATGTGTTCGTGGAAATATTGGGGAAATTACAAACTAAAACTTCCCGACACATCTAACGATGGAGCTAGTCGTGGCTGGATATGTCACCTGATTTTCGAATTATTGGGTAACCCTAGGCACAAAAAACACTACGAAACTATAATCAAGTATGGCTCTATTTTTAAATGCCCACCAATAGAACGTTTAACTCTTTATCATGCCCGCAAATTAAATGTTCATGACGACGAAAACTTAGAGTTAATTGACTCTATGACTGTCAACGGTTTGCATTATGACTTTTTTGGAAGCGATAATAGTGAACCCACAAAAGCTATATCAGAAGAAGCTTTTGATATTGAAGTTGAAACTGAAGATTTTTCTTATAGAATTAAAGGTTTCATTGATAAGTTATTCCTTTATGAAGAAACATCTTACGCCTTAATTAGAGATTTCAAAAGTAGCAAGCAAGTATTTAAAGGTAAAGAAGTCACCGATAATCTACAAGACTTAATGTATTCTTTAGCAGTTAAACATTTATACCCTAACTATAAAAAAAGAGAAAGTGAATTTTTGTTTTTGAAATTTGATTTAAGTAAAGATCTTTTTAACAAAACTGGCAACGGAGTACTCAAGATGGAGCCTCTATCTGATGCTGAATTGTATGGTTTTCAGTATGAGCTCACCGAAATACAAAAAATTATAGATAACTTTGATGAAGAGCAAGCCCATTCTAACTTTGCTGGAGCTCAATCTTATCCATCGGATGGTACGTTCGGTGGGCCATTAGCATGCGGAAAAGATGGATTTAAAATGAGTAGAGGAGAGCCAGTATTAGATAAGAATGGAGAGCCAATTCCTGCCTTCATATGCTCCTTCAGAAAACCTTTCTCTTACTATGCTCTTAAAGATAGTTCAGGTAAAGTTTTAAAGACTTGTTTCGTGGATGATTTAGAAAATCTAGAAAAAATTAAAAAA